AAGGAAATCCGCGAGACACTGAAGCAGATAGAGGCGATGTGGAGAGGGCTCGACCTTGATACACCATTAGTACCTGTATTGCCTGTACCTAACCCAGCGGACGGTCCACAGAGGAATAGGAACGTCGTGCCGATGATGACTGGAAACGGTAAGTCCTACTACTCAAGGTTAGAGGGAGGACACGTGCCAAAAACCCGGCGTATCGTTCGAAGGAGGGTCAATGGGAGCGGTGATTGATTTTGAGGAGCGTGTGGGGTATGGACACGCACACTGGGTGACTCTGTTCGTGTTCAACTTGGAGGTGTTGAAAGAGTGACAGGAGGTCAATGCCGCCATCCTCGCCACTGGTGGTGCTATTACTAACCCCGATAAGCTCGCCGCGAAGGTGTATAAACGTGTTCGGTCGCGATACGGTGGATTTTTAAAGGAAGGCACCTAATGAAGCTCATCAAAAGGCGCAAGAAACAGTATGCGGAGTTCTTCCCTGACCCTGCCACCCGTGATACCGAGGATTTGAAGACTGTGGTGTATGCGAATGAGGATGAGGATATCGATGTGGATAAGGCTTTGGAGGAGATTTCGAAGCCTACCGCCCGTGTACTCGCCGCAGAAGACCCCTACGAGTACGAGGAAGTGGAGATTGAGTATAGGGATGGAGCAGAGGGGTGTATCGCCTGGATAGAGGACAAGGTGTACGTCCCTATCTACCCCAATGATAGCGACATAGCGACATGGGTAAGGATAGGTGAGTTGCCCCGTGAGCCACACCCCGTCACCGGGAAGTCATATTATGGAATTTGGAAGGAGCAATGCGAGATATTGCGGGAAGCATTGCAGATGGAGAACGGAAGGTTCAAGTACAGGCTGATAGTGTTCTGTTGGATGCGGGGTGAGGGGAAGTCGTTGTTGGCTTGTCTTGTGCAGTTATGGAAGTTCTTCAACTGGACACGGCAACAGATCATGCTTGGTGCTAATTCGAGGGACCAGGTCAAGTTCGTCCACTTCGACATCATGAGGGACATTATAACGAACTCACCGGAGCTTTTGCAAGAGGTGGGAGGTAAGAGGAACATACAGGAGAAGGAGATAAGGCTAAAAGATGATTTGGGGAATGTGCGGAACATCATCCGCTCAATCTCCTCTTTTTCAGGCATCGTGTCAAATATCACCGGATATACGTTTTCTGAGATATTCGACATGAAGAAACCCAAATTCTTTGTCCAGTTGGATGGCTCCATCCGCAATATTCCTAACGCTTTAGGTGTGATTGATTCCACTGTCTCTGAAAAAACCCACATATTATACAAGCTGTACCAGGGGACCCTTACGGGAAAACTCAAGTCTGTGTACTTCAGCTATCGCTTTTCACGCTCCGCGCATCCTGACGACTATTGGAACCCGAACATGGATGAGGATCAGCTTAACGACTACCAGGAGAAGTTCCCCTCCGGTGAGTTTGAGCGATACTTCCAAAACCTGTGGGAAGCGGGCACGGTACAGGTGTTTACTCCTGAGATGCGGGAGGAGATGCACTATATAGGCACGGAGGGAAACGTGTTGGACCACCGAGAGGTCCTCGCCGTGTTGAAGAAGAAAAACGAGTTAGTGGCAGCGGCGGAGGACATGTCGAAGAAACGATTGCACGGGGCAGCGGAGGAGGTTTTAAATCGTGCCACAAACATGCTCACCCGCCTTCGCCCTGTCTCCGATATATACAGTTTAGGTGTTTATCGGGATATACCCACGATGGCCTCAATGGCGACTTTGCAGAAGCTTACGGAGATTTTTGATACGGATTGGGCTGTACTGGCAGGTGTTGACTTTGGCGATCCTTTCAACCCATGGCCTTGCTCGGACGATGTTAACCATTGTTGCAAAAGGCTTGCCAGGGTCAAAAAGTGACCCTTCCCGTATGATACTCGGCGACCCTGTGAGCAAATACGTTTATTGCACCTTACATATGGCGCAGATCAAGGACCATAGTTTGGACACTGTGAAGGGGATATTGGATGAGGCGCACGGTGAGTACGATGGCATTGATTGTTTTACTTCTGAGCGGTATGGGGCTTGGGATGTTTCAGGTTGGTGTGAGGATAGAGGAATTGCATTCGAACCAATATTCCCAAATTATGACCGACAGAGGGAGGCGTTTAACCAGATGCTCCTCTTGTGTAGGGAGGGCAGGATTAAAATGCCTCCTACTGTTGTCATTGGGAGTAAAACTGAGGACATATTCGATGAGGAATTGAGTGTTTTCATGCATGTGTCGGACAAACGGTGGTTTGGTAGTCCTGAGAAAATGGAAAAGACAGGTATACAGGATGACTCCGTGTATAGTTTTGGATGGACAATCTACGGTGGGAGGAATCTAACAGCCGACTCCTTCAGAATAAGGAAGGCAATGCTGAATTTCGGATTTTGGTCGCCGGCCAGAGACTTGGTCGGAAATTATAGATAATCCTAATTTTTTTATTGACAGTGATGAAACCAATTTGATAGGGGAGAACATATATCCTTAACCATCGTGTGATGAGAGCGTGGTTATGTCCGACCCTATGACGAAGCAACAGATCGATGATTACCTTTCTGAGATGCCTGATGAGGTACTCTCCCATATCTCTTTTTCAGTCCCTTGGCAGTACGATCAATCAACGTCTAACGTAGACACGGATTATAAGGACCCGGATGGGTTTCCAATCCTTACGGCTTCGGGTCGTGAAGACCCTGAGTTGACCCGTGACATGTTGCAGACGTTGTGTTGGAACAAGTTCCAACGTAACCCACAGGTGAATACTGCCATACGTGGTCGTATGGGGCGAATGACTGGTATGGGGTTTGGTGTATTCTCAGAGATACCTGAGATTCAGAAACACATTGACCAAACGGAGTATGACTGGCGAAACCGCCTTTACAACTTTTGGCCGAAGTTCGTTGCCAGATCCGACATCGAAGGTGAACTTTATCTGCTGCTGACCGCACACTCGGATGGATTTATTGAAACCGATTTTATTGATCCTTTAATTGTCTCAGGTGGTGGAGATGATGACACAGGTATTATTTTTCACCCCACAAAACAAACACTCCCTTTGTTTTACAACATAAAAGGCAGTTCAGGATCAGTTGAACACCAGATTCCAAGTATTTACATCGCCCGTGACCCATCACTTGTTGATACCGTCCGCTCACATAATGATTTTAAAGTCAGTCTGCAACAGATGGCGCGAACAAGGGCTAAGAAGTACAAACCTTTAGGGGGCTACAAGAAGTTTATTGTTTCGTGGGACAAGGGGTTTGTTACTCGTAGGGCAATTTCACATCTGAGAACAACCATTGAGTGGTTGAACCATTATGAAAATCTCAAAAAATATGAGATTGACCACAAAAAATCCGCAGGCTCCTACGTTTGGGTGTTCACGATTGATGACCCGCGGGCGTTTAAAACTTGGTTGTCTCTTACGGATGAGCAAAGGGCGAAGACCGGTATCATGTCGAAGAAGACGCCTGGGGGGACACTCGTTCTTCCCCCTGGTATGTCGATTGAGGTTAAGTCCCCGAGTTTGCCACAGATCAAGGAGCAAGATACAGACATCTTGCATATGATTACGGCTGGCTTGAATGAGCCTGAAGATATATCGACTGGTAAGACCGGTAGCTCCTACGCCTCAGTAAAAGCCACAAGGGGACCTTTCTCCGACCGCACCTCTGATGAACTCGCTTACTTTCAACGATTCTTGCAATACGATTTTTACGGTAGTGTGTTCTTCCTCAAAAATGTTTTAGGTGTAATGGCATCTTCTTACGTTGTCAATATTGCTATGGGGTGGGATGACAAACGCGAACCTATAATGCGGAAAGTAAAAAGACCACCTGAGCATTTGCTTGACGTAAACTTCCCAACTTCAGAAATGATCGACCTTGAAAGCCGTGCTAAGGCGCTTCTGGGTGTCAAGCATGGACCACTAAGTGAGTCCCTTGGCATTAGCAACAAAGAAGTCGCCCGTAAGCTTGGCATTGGTGATTATGGCCGACAGCGGCTTGAAAAAGCAACGGAGGGGAAGAAATACCCCGATCTTGTCTATGAAGGTGGTGTAGATGCTGAAAGCCTTCAAGAGCAAAAAGAGGGTGAGAAACCTAAAAGTAAAAACACAGGAGGAAGTGACAAATGAAAACGGCAAAGGTGCCCAAAGGTGCATTACGATTTGTCGATACAAGTGATAATGTCTGCGCTTTTGCTATTGACGATGGTGATGCAAAGAAGTTGAAGATGACGGCTTACAGTGGTGGTGTTATTAAAAACCACTGGTACTGGGGCAATCTCGCCATTGATTTGTCAGGTATGAAAATCCCTTCTGGTAAATTCCCTATTCTTGAAGACCATAATACTGGTAAAAAAATCGCCTTTACAAAGAAACCCGCCCTTAGTGATTCCCTCGTTATTGATCCCGAAAACACTCAGTTTGTCAGCACTCCGGAGAGTGAGGAGTTTCAACGACTGTCTGCTGAGGGTTTTCCTTACCAAGCCTCAATCTATGCACCTCCTGCACAAATACAGCGCCTGGGTGAGGATGAGACAGCAGAGGTGAATGGCTACACTTTTAAAGGCCCTGGTACTATTTTTCGTAAATCCACACTCAAGGAAGCTTCTGTGTGTGTATTTGGTTGGGATTCGGAGACACAATCTACCGCTTTCTCCAGGAAAGAGCAAGAGGAGATCGAAGTTGAGGATGGCTCCGAGATCATAGATGCAGGGTCGTGGTTTTCCGACACCACTGATTCTGATATTGATGTTAATGTAACTGAGGAAGGAGGTGAACAAGAAATGAAATTTGCCGAATTGAAGGAGAAGCACCCTGAACTGTTTGCTGAGGTCGTTACTTTTGGTAAACAGGAGGCCGAGAAGGCGTTTGCGAAGAAGGAGACCCAGTTCCAGGAGACCATTGATTCCATGTCTAAGAAGGTCGAAGACGGCGAGGAGCGTATGGCGAAACTGGAAAAGGAAAACGCCCTGAATCGTGAATCTGCTCTCAAGGCACAGGCGGACGGCGTCTTTTTCGAAAAGTTCGCCGAAACTGATTTTCCAGATCGGCTGAAAGGCAAAATCCGCAGCCAGTTGAACCATCA